ATTTTCTGTACGATAGCATGAGATTTACCACTACCATACGAACCAATAGATAAGTATGTTTCATAATCCCAGTCAAAAATAAAATTATCAAAAGCAGGACTAATGTTCATAGTTGCTTTTGCCATTATATTTTTACTTCCTTTATTTTATATTTTTCATTTTAATTTATTATAACACATTTTACAGAAAATGTAAATAGGTAAACTAAAAAAGTTTATTCATCCTCGTCCTCCCAATCATCAGGCCAGTAATCAAGGTCATCCACTTCCTGTTCTTTTTCTTCTTCCGTTTTCGGCCTAAAGTTTACTTCCTGATTTACATTATCTCCAAGGTTATCTTCTTTCGGTCCTCTAACAATGGTGATATTGATATTGCTATCTTCTTCATCCAGTTCAAGTACCTTATCTCTGTTACGTTTCCACTGGTCATGTTTTCTGTTATTCAACCATGCCATACAAGCAGTAACATTTGGAGCAACTTCGCGGGTGGTGGTTTCTTTCAACACTTCGAATACTTCCCCATTCACCATTTTTTTACCTAATGTAACTTTGATTTCTTTTGTGGTATAACCTAATGCTGCTTTTAATAAAGCATTTTCAACTTTGTAGTCAACGAGTTCTTTACCGGTATTCAATGCTTGTGCAATTTCGGGATAGAGTTTTCTCCACCTTGACAATGTATACCTTTCAACACCCATTCTCTGTGCGATTTCATTTAACAGATATCCATCCCTTGCCCATGCTTCAATTAGAACAAGTCCATCATCTGTTAACCAGTAATCTACTTGGCTATCTCTTTGCTTTCCCAATATTATCTCCTCCTTTTTATTATTATGTTTTGGGTCTTAATAGTCTTTCAAATTCTGGAAGTAAAAAATTTGGATAAGACATTTTCAAATTGAATATTTTTCTCTTTAAAAAGGGAAATTTGTGCCACAATAATGACGTTGTATTTGCCTCATATAGGCGGTTTCAATTTTACATGAGCAATTCGTTGCACCATTTCAAATCGTTTAAATTTGGGACCTCTAGCGCATCCTCAGACGCATCCTCGCATCTCGCATTCGGACGGAGGGCCTTATATATACATGAAAGTAGGATTTCTAGGAATGTAGCGGTCCACACATAAAATCACACCCGTTATGTAACATCCGTTATTATAACATACGTTATTTAATTGCATAAAAAAATGCACGTGTTATTTTTACGTGCATTAAAAATGTTATTATTTCATTTTTATTTTTATGTTTTTTATTTTTTATTGATACGTGTTAATTTTATTTTTGTTGCATAATTATTTATACATTCACATTCGTTAAAATCATCATGCACAACATAATAATTATCATTATGTTTGATTATCATTTCATATATTTTATCATTTATTTTATATGCACAATCATATAATATATCGAATTGTATATCATTTACAATACACAACGCATTGTCACATTTACAATCAAATATTTTTGTTTCGTTTATATACATACATAAAACATCATCATATGCATATTGTAAATCATTTAATTGTAAATAATCATTAAATGATTTATATTGTTCGTTATCATCATAAATAATATCATAATCATAAAATGCGTAATTATATGCGATATTATTTTTTTCATATACACAAAAACAATCGTCATACATAATAATATGTAATATGTCATTTTCGTTATGTGTTTCATTAATACGTTTATATGCATCAACATATAATTGCACAAAATCAATATCGCAAACATTGTTTAAATTAACATATACATTCATCATATGATTGAAAAATTCATTTGCATTATCAAATTGTGTAAATTCATTTGTAAATTTTTTTATCATAATTCATAGGCATTTTTTATTAATCGTTTGCAATCACGATACAATCATTTTTATTTTACATCATTTATTGTTGTTATAATATCATACAAAAATATAAATATATTTACATTCAAA